TTTTTATAAAAATGAATTTATATATTTATTTTTAATCAATATAAATTAACATGGAATATCTAGATATTTTTTTTGAAAAATCTATACAGAATCATATTGATTTTGTTGATTTAACAAAAAATAAATCTCTATATATTTATGAAATTAAAAATATGGTTCAAAATGATAAAACATTTAAATTTCTTGAAAAATCATTCAAGAAAACAAAAATGTTATTAACAACTTCTTTTTCAGATAAATATATTAAAGAAAATCAAACAATCATAAAGAGAGAAGTATCATTTGAAACAGGTAATTTAGTTCTTCAACATAATATTATATTATCTGGATATAGTCTATCTGAAGAAGTAAAACCCCATAAAAAATGGTCTGATGATGAAACAATTGAAGTAAATGAAGAGAAACCTATTCGTTTTTCAAAACCAATTACAAAAGAAGTCATTTTATTAAAAAATTCTTCTATGGAATGTATTTTTTCTGAATCTTCTTTTATTATTAAAACAAAATCAGCAAAAGAGGGTTTACGTTTTTTAAAAGAAATTCTTCAAACTTTATCAAAATTTATAATTTTAACATTAGAAAAAGAAAAAGAATTAAGAGAAAAAATAAAATTAATGAAATTAGAAACTATTAAACCAAGTATTTTTACTTTTAAATATTTAGCTGATCCAAAAGAAGAACAATTATCTATTTTAATTAAAGATTATTTTAATACGTTACCTATATATAGACTAACGATTGATGATATTTTATATCATTTAGATATTTATGATAATCTTACAATGATTGGAAAAACAGATAAATATATTATTGATCAAGGATTATTTAATATTAAAACATATGAAATGGTTGATATTGAAAATATTCCTTATACAAATAATAGATGTTTAGAAAATGATGCTTTATTATATATAAATGATAAGGAAAATGAATTTGAAATATATACACATGGAAAAAATATGTATACTGATCAAATGATAAAATGTGTATTTACAAGACAATCTTATTTAAAAGAAAATCCAATCTATTTACCAAATTTTATTTTATCAATAAATGCTATGAAAATTGAACAGTTAAAAAATGTTAATTCTATTTTAAAAATTTTTAAACAACGATTTATTGTTGACCGTGTATGTAATCATATTGATGTTGATTATTTACTTTCATTACCTCCAAAAATAAAGAAAGAAATTAAAGAACAATGTGAAAAGATTCCAAATAATTGGATGTCTGACTATATTATTAAAATATTAACTATTTCATATGATGAAACAAATCCTATTATATTTAAAATAGATGATTCTAAATTATCAGATATTATAATCAAAGAAACATATTTAAATTTAGAACAAGAATTAGAAAATGAAAAAAAACAAATCGATGTATTTCATAATTATCGTAAAGATGAGCAAAAATTTAAATATTATGTATCTGCAACAAAACTACTTGATCAATTAAAATTTTATAGTAGTAAAGAAGTTCAAAAACTTGTTCATATTAATGGATCTATTACAAATGCTTGGATGAAATGTTGGGAAATGATACAAACATTTAATCTTATTCCTGATAATCATACAGATAAATTTACAATTTTTTGTAATGCTGAATTTCCAGGAGCTTTTATTCTTGCTTTAAATCATTATATTAAAACAAAAACTCCTGTTAAAAAGTTTGAGTGGTATGCAAATAGTTTATGGCCTACTAATAAGGAAATTTTAAAAGATTCATTTGAATTATATAAAAAATATAAGAATCGTTGGTTAATGACTCCTGAAAATGGAGGAAGTGTTACTGATCCTAAAATGATTCAAATTATTAAAGAACGTTTATATGATAAAGTTGATTTATATACAAGTGATATCGGTATTGGAGCTGAAGAAAATGAAGAAGAACAAGAAGCACCACTTAATCTTGGACAAGTTATTTGTGGTTTAAATACATTAAAAAATGGTGGAACAATGGTTTGTAAGATGTTTTTATTTTTCAAGCCATTTAATATGTCTTTATTACGTGTTTTGTCTACTGTTTTTAAAGATTTTTATGTAACAAAACCTTTAGCAAGTAGAGGAGGAAATTCTGAAATTTATATTATTGGAAAAGAATATAAGAGAAATCAAAGTGTAATTGATCAATTAATGTCTCAACTAGTAAACTGGTCCAAAGATACAATGATGACATTTTTTGAACCAATTACACAAGATTTTTATGTAAAACTAGTTTATATTTTATATTTTATTTATGGAAGACAATTAAACTTTCTTAAAAAAAATATGGATTGTGTAAAGGCAATGTATGTAATAGATAGACAACCAAAAAATATAAATATACATTTAATTTCAAGATCTACAGAAAAAGATGAATTTGAATTACGTAAAAAGATAGTAGAATCTTGGAAAAATAAATTTAAAGTTTCTTATTTACAAAAACAAGATGATTTATAAAAAAAAACATTTTATATATTATAAAATGTTTAAACGATTAGGTTTTAATCAAAATGATATTAATTCAGATCTATCTAATACACAATATATATTAAATCAAATTCGTCCAGGATATTATAGTATTAAGGATCTAGAACCTCTTCAAGGTATATTTGCTGCAATTGACCAATATCAATTAGATAAAGAAGGTACTTGGTTTGGAGTTGACCAACGTGAAGAATCAACATATATTATTGCTTTTTTACTTGGAGACAAAGAGTTTATATCTAAAAATAGATGTATGTATAATATGATGAGTGATAGTGGTATGACATATTATCAATTATTAAAAAATATGGTAATTAAATATGGAGATGGTTCAATAAAATCTGATCCTTATCCTGGTTTTGATAAATTAGATCTAGATTCATGTTTTAATCCTCCACCTTCTTCACCTTGTCCACCTTGTCCATCTCCTTATAATCAACCTTTACGTAATCAAACTGATAAAGCAATGTCAAAAAAATCAGATTATAATTGTATTTTTAAAGTAACTATTGCTACTTTATTATTTATAATTTTATCAAATCAAAAAGTATATGAATTTACAAATAAACTTTTTCCAACTTTACTTCCTTCTTCATGTCCAAGTGAAATTGGAAATATTTTACATGCTGTTGTATTTTTCTTATTATTTTATGTCTTATTATGTCTAATTAAATAAAATTGATTTTTTATTTTTATTATTTAAAAAGAAATAGAAATATAAAAGCAAATGAGCTTTGATAACACACAACTTACTACGGCCTCTGGCTTTAATGTATCCAATATTGTTTATGGAAAACCACGTGATGGATCTATCCCAAATAGTTCTGTTACATTTAAACGTGTTCAAATGGGGACACGTAATCCTGATGGTTCTATTGGTGAATTAATTTTACCTACAGAACGTTTATTTTCTTTTGGATTATCTCCAAATGTAAACATGACTACTGGGAAAACTGATGGTTATACTCTTGCTTTATGCTTATGGAATATGGATTCTCCTACTAAACAAGAGAAAGAATGGACTGATACATTTAATCAAATTTGTGAACATGCTTCAAATTATATCCTTGAACATCGTGATGATATTTGTAAATATGAATTAGAGAAGGCAGATTTAAAGAAATTCAATCCTCTTTATCTCAAGAAAGAAAAAGGAAAAGTTGTTGAAGGATCAAGTCCAATGTTATATGCTAAAGTTAGTCAGAATAAAAAGAATGATACTATTACTAGTATGTTTTATGATACTAATGGTGAATTAATGGATCCTATGAGTTTATTAAATAAACAATGTTTTGTTAGAGCAGCAATTAAAATTGAAGGTATTTTTATTGGAAGTAAAGTAAGTCTTCAAGTAAAATTACATGAAGCTGAAATTAAAATGAAAGATTCAGGAATTAAAAGATTATTACGTCCTGAATTACAAGTTGAAAAGATTGAAAAAGTTGAAAAGATTGAAAAAGTGGATGTTGCTTCAGAAGTATGTAATAAATTTGAAGAGTTGGCTACAGATGATACTGGTTCTTTAAAGAGTGATGATGAGAATGAAGAAGAAGAAGAAAAAAAAGTGGAGATTCCTGTAGTTACAAAGACTGTTCGTCGAACTGTAAAAAAGTAAATTTAATTTATTAATTATACATTATTGTATAATTAACTCTTTTTTATTTTATATAATAAATGTATAAGAAATTTAGTGAATATACAGACAAACAACAAAATCGTTTAGATATACGTGTAATGAATCCTCAAATTACAGGACTTGAATTTAAAAATTCTTATAAAGTCAAAAATAATGATATGAGAGTTCCTTCTCTTGTATCATTTAAAAATGAATACCCTCAATTTAAAAATACTTATAAACAACTTAATAATTAGCAATTCCATTAACACCAATAGTAGGAGCAATAACAGGACCAGAACCAAAACTATCTAATATACTAGAATTAAGAACATTAAATCTAACATTACCATTTAACATATTATTTACACTATTAACAGGTAAATTACGATTTAAACCTGTTGCACCTGTTACATCAAATACACCATTATCAGTAACATTATTTGTATTTAATAATAAATTTTCATTAATTCCACCAAAGAAAGCAGGTTGAGCTAAAGCGCCAATAACATTTGTGTTTGTATTAGTTGCTGCAACAGGTGCAACTATACCACCATTATTTAGAGTTGTAGTATATCCATTATTACTCACTACACTTATTTTAGTAGTGTTAGTTATTCCGAGATTTCCGGGATTAGTATTTCCATTTGAATTATTAAAAGCAGAATAATATGAAGACATCTATTTTCTTTAAGGTATTATTTTTTTTTTTTAATTAAAAAAAAGTTGCATATTTTTGACATAAAGGTTTACGTATTTTTCTTAATTCCTGGGCAATTTCCATACAATCTTTATCAGTTAATACACCTTCCATCATTTTTTTTGAAATTTTTTGAAAAACTGTAGAAAATTCATAAAGTGAATCTACTAATTCTTTTCTATATTCTCCTGTTTTATCTAATGTTATTCCTTCTTCTAAAAATCCTTCAATTAATAAACAATGTTTTTTAATACAATCATTACAACGTTTTAATGATTGAAATAAATGATCTTCTAATAAAATTAAATTTTTAGCAGCTTCTCTTAAATTAAAACGTGGATCTAAAATTTTTGATAATTTTTTATCTGTTCCACAAATATTATTTACACCATCTTCACTCATTTGACAAAGATCTTCTTTAACTACTTCTTTTTCTTTTTCTTTTTCTGTCGGAATTCCGGAGCGGCTTGCAATATTTCCAAAGGCGCCAAGTCGCAAGTTGGGTCCTGTATAAGGTTGAGGAAAAATATCAAAATCTCTATTTCCTATTAAAAATGAATTATATCTAGATAAATATATATCATCTTGTAAAGGCATTCCATATGAGTAATTTTGTTGTTCTTCAAGATTATTATCTTCTATTGAAGTAATAGTATGGACATCTTTTTCATATTCAATAGATGTTGATTTGTAAATTTTACGATTATCCAAAATTGAGTAAGACATCTTATATTTATTTTAAAAAAGATAATTCTATAAAATGAGTAATCAACGTTTTATAGAATTATCTAGTTCATACAGAAATCGTAATCTTTATCCAAATCCTTCTGAATTTACATTATCTTTTACATCAACTAATATTTTATCTCGTAATGAAAATGTAAGAGGTATTTGTAATGGAAATAAAATACTTTTATCATCAAATAATTCAATTGATACAGTGATAAAAGGTACAATTGATTATTTATTTGGAAATGTATTTGATACAGGTTCTCTTTATTTTGATAATGGAACTGGAATAATTACATCTACAAATACAGCAACTATATTATCTTCTACAACAAATCCAAATGTAACTTTAACAGATTATTTTAAAAATATAACTATTATTGTTACAGATACTTTAACAAATAATATTGTTGGTATTACAACAATTACTTCATCATTTTTAGATATTCCACCTCCATATATTAATATTACATTTTCTCCTAATTTATCTTTACTAGATGGATATCTAAATTATTCATATACAACATCTATAGATGGAGGAAGTGTAATAGGAGGCACATCATCAACTATTATTGTAAATAATTTAGTGACTGTTTATTCAAATGTTATTGATTATTATGTTGGATATCAAATTCAATTATATACATTAAATAATCCAGTATTAGCAACTTCAACAATTAAATCTTATAATCCAAGCACAAAAACATTTGATCTTAATATAGCTTTATCTATTATACCAACATCTTCTATGTATTTTACAATTACAATTCCAACATCATCTATTATTTTACCTGGAATTGATTTATGTGGTAAAACAATTTTAGATTATGATCAATCTTATCATAATTATTTTCTTATTAATGAAACAAAATCAAATATATCTATTATTTCATCACCAATTTTATCATTTAATAATATGACAAGATCTATAATAATAGAATCATCTTTTGTATATGATTTATATGATATATTTTCAATAAGAAAATCTTTACCAGATGAATTTTTAACTACAATTTCTAGTCCTAATTATCAAGGATCAATTACATCTCAAATAAATACAAATACTGTTGTTGTTTCTGGTTTGTCATCAACAGCAAATTATAATGGATTTGAAATTAATATTAATGGTTATCCATTAAATATTATAACATCTAGTTCATTATCAAATACAAATCTTGTTCTTAAAGATAATGTTACTATTTCAAGTTTTCCTGTAAATTTTACAATTAATTCTGTTTTTGAAAGAGTTAATCCATATCCACAACTAACTATAAATAGAAATTGTATATTTTTACCATCAACTGCAAATCAAACTGATAATTTTTATAATGGTAAATATATTTATATTTATCCAAATAGAGTTACAAATAATCAAACAACAATTTTACAGAATATTAAAGGTAGTTGTTTTTATATTCAATCTTATATAGGAAATGGATATAATGTATGTTATGTAATTAATGTAGAAACACCTGATGTAAATTCAGACTCAATATATCCAACTTATATAAATACCCAATCATCTAGTATTTTACCAGGAACACAAATAAATATTGTATCATTTTTACAAAATAATTATATTCCTTTAATTTATACAGGAAGTATTGTATCACAGACTCAATCAGTTGCATATGAAATATCTCTTCTTCAATTAGTTTTACCTAATTTAATATTAGAGACAGGATCTTATACATCTTTTTATCCATATGTATATGTTGAGTTTTCTGTATTAGAACAAAGATTATCACAAACAATTTATAGCAATAATCCAAATAGTAATAGAGCTATATTTCTTGTTCCTATTAAAGATATTAGAAACAAGACACTATCACCTTTTATAAAATTAACAGGAGGTTCTATGTCTCAAACTGTAAAATTTAAACCAAATGATTCATTACGATTTTCTGTATATTTACCAAATGGAAAATTATTTAAAACAATTGCATATGATTATTATAGTCCTTCTGAACCAAATCCATTTATTCAAATTAATGCTGTATTTGGAATAACAAGAATTGCGTAATTTTAATTTAATAGATTATATAAATTAAAATGAGTAATAGACGTTTTATTGAAATAACAAGTTCAAATAGAAATCGTTCTCAATATCCTCAACCAGCACAATTTGAAGTTCCTTTTGCTCCTCCTCGTTCTTTAAATACAAATCAAACTTTAAAAGGTGCTTTTAGTTACACTAATAATACACGTTTAATTTATACAGAAAATGTTGATGTTGCTGATCCAATTACATCAGGCATTGTTGAATATCAATGGTATGGACAAAATCAATTATATGATACAGGAATTATAGTAAGTTCTACCATTGTTGGAGCTGATTATACATCATTAACTGTATCAGGACTTTCAAATACATATAGTGCTTCAAATAATTATATTGTATTAAATAATAGAATTATTTCATGTTCTATAACCGGTTCTACTATAACATTTACTGTGCCACAACCAACTTCTTCTTTAACACTTTCTGTTAATTTACCTTTTCAAATTTTAACTAATGATTCTTATTATGATACATCAACTTTACAGACTGGAACTCCAAGTACTGTTTCTAGATTTTATGTAAATGTAAATAATTTAATTTCACCTTATAAAAATATTACTAATTTTTATGTTGGTTATTCATTAGTTTTAACTAGTGGTGTTGCAGGAATTATTAATTCATATACACCAAGTAGTGGTCTTTTTACAGTAGAATTACCATTATTATCAACAATAAATCAATTAGATACAGTTACTATTATTGATCCAAGTAATGGTTCAAATATAGCAAATCCTCTTAAAATTGTTTTACCATTAATTGATAGTACTGGAAAGACAATTTTATCATATGATCAATCTTATAATGATTATTATTTAATTGATGAGACACAATCATCAACTAGTTTAAGTTTTAGTAGAATTGTATCTTTTGATTTTATATTAAATACAGTAACATTAGAAACACCTTTAACAAATTGGACTATTAATGATAAATATACGATTCGAAAAACATTACCTAAACAATTTTTTATAACAGCACCTGATCCTGGTTTAGCTCAACCAACACCTGTAACTAATTATAATCCAATTTTAGTTGCATCAAATTGTATATTTTTACCATCAAGTCTAACTCAAACTGATAATTTTTATAATGGTCAATATATTTATATTTATCCAAATCAAGTTGTAAATAATCAAACAACTTCATTACAGAATATTAAAGGTAGTTGTTTTTATATTCAAAGTTATATTGGAAGTCCATATAATGCATGTATTATTGGAGAAGTTAAAACTCCTATTTTAAGAAATCCAAGTTATTATTATCCAAGTTATGAAAATACTAACCCATCTTTTCCTTTACCAGGAACATCTATAAATATTGTTTCATTTGAAAATGATAATTATAATCCATTAATGTATAATGGAAGCACAGTATCTCAGAATGAAACTGTTGCATATGAAATTAGTTTAGTAAATTTAACATTACCAAATTTAACACTTATAACAGGCTCAAGATCATCTTTTTATCCTTATGTTTATGTTGAAATAGCAAATGCAACTGCTGCAAGTCTTTCATCAAAAAATATAATTTATAGTAATAATCCAAATAGCACAGATGCTTTATTTATTGTTCCTATTACAGATATAAATGATCCTATCCGATCAACTTTTATAAAATTAGATGGTGGATCAATGACTCAAACTGTGAAATTTAAACCTAATGATTGTTTACGTTTTTCAGTTTATTTACCAAATGGTAGACTTTATCAAACAATTATGAGTGATTATTATAGTCCATCTGGTCCAAATCCTTTTACACAAATTGATGCATTATTTGGTATTAGAAGATTAACAGGTGTATAAAATTTTTAAAAATTTTAATTTAATCATTAAATTAAAATGAGTATCTTGCTTTTCTTAACTATTTGTTGTACTGTTTTAGTATGTTTAATTGCATACAATCAAAAAACAAAAGAGAATTTTTATCGTAGAATTAATCTAAAAAATGAATCAGATTGGAAATGTGGACCATGTGTTACATATGGTAGTTTATTTGATTATAAAAAACAAAAAAGTGATAGAACTTTTGGAGTTGCAAATGGTTGTCAAAAAATATTTTAAATTTATTTTGATTCTCTTTCTTTTTGCATCTTCATAGCCTTTGATAATAAATTTCCAGATGAATTTTTAACAATCATTTCAGCATTTTTTGAATTAACATTACGTTCACTATCTGTATTATCTTTTTCAATATGTATATATGTATTAATTCCTTGATCTAAATCATCAATCGGTGTAAATGAAACTTTTTTAGGAGTTTCGTTTTCATTTTCGTTTTCATTTTCGTTTTCGTTTTCATTTTCGTTTTCATTTTCGTTTTTGTTTTTGTTTTTGTTTTCATTTTTATTTTTATTTACGTTTTTATTTTTATTTATATTTGTCATTTGCATTTGCATTTTTTCAATATGAAGTTTTTCCATTCGCATATCTTCAGCTTTCTTTTCTAATCTTTCTTCTTCCATTCTAATTTTTTCTAATTTAGAGTCTTCTAAAATATGTTGTTGAATATTTGAAAAAAAATCAAATACATTTTGACCTTCATAAATATCAAAATTACTTGTTTCTTCATTTAAACGGATTAAACAGGGTAAAAATGAAACCTTAACTTTTATATCATTTAATACTTGTTGTCTAATTTTTTTATTATCAATATATATGATGTTAAGAGCTTTTAATATATCTGGAGTTTTTTCTAATTGTATTTGTAACTTTTTAGATGATGATGAGAATTTACTAAATAGTAGGACATCCATTTTAAAAAAATAACACATTTTAAATATAAATTAAAATAAAATGGAATACGGAAATTTACTTGAAACTGTTAAAAATACAGTAATTGATACTGATAAAGAATATAATGAACATATTGATCCTTCTAAATATATTGGATGGTCTACTATTACAGAATGGAATGAATTACCTCGTCAATTATTTACAAAATATACATTAAAAGTTATTCAAAATAAAGTTTATCAATATTTATTAGAAGCAATGGATAAAAAAATAGTCCCATCTGAAAGAATTGTTATTATTGCTTTATATGGAGTTTTTGAAAATCATATACCTAGAACAGGTGATATTTATGGTAAATATCTTGTAGTAGATCAAACACAACGTGATGATTATGGATATATTGTTGATAAAACTATTTCTTTATTAATTGATGGAATTAAAAATGATATTGAAATGACAGAAGCAAATAATAAACTTACTGTTTGGACTACAGTTTTAGGAGATTTTAATGAACACGGATTACGTCAATTTCCTCCTATAAAACTACGAAATAGAGGTCCAGATCGTATGTTAT